AAAACCAATCATGAGCAAAACGGAACCAAAGTAAGCGCACTTTCCCAGGAATTCATACTTTCTTGTCTCTCATTTTTTTCATAAACTGTCTTTTCTCTAATGTCTCTCAATCTCTCCAATCATCTGAGTCTATAGTCTCTTTCGTTACATAAACCCCGGACCGATCATCATCAGAGATGGTACCAGATAATAGCTCAAAGATTCCTGTGGATTTCCGAATGTAGAGAAGGGACAATCCGCCACTTATTTTGCCCAAGAAAGTGCTGACTTTCTCTCGCTCTAAATTAGATTGCTCCCATCTGAGTCGCCTCAATATCCGCATCCACTGACCAATATTGGCCATCTTGTCACAAACCCTAACATCTTTCCTAATTCCTTGTCCTTCCTTCGAGCTCCAAGAGATTTTGTATTTCCCATGTTGTTCAGTTGAAAGTATCCGGAAAGGATAACTTCTCTCTATTATTCTGAGGATGGTCTTATATAGTCTCGTGTCGTTGTATTCAATCGAGATCCACAGTCCGATGCCACACATCGCACTAGCTAGGCGAATGAGGTTTCCGTCTGATGGGGGATTGGGCCTCACTGGATGCTCACGGATCGTGTTAATGTTAAAGTGAGATAGCATACTCATTAGCACAATCGCCTTAGTCAGTCCCCCTGCCTCGAGGAGATGTAGATCATATGACAGATTGTAGGCCACACCTGATGGAACTCCCCCGATCTCCAACAGGGTGTTGATCATTGTAAGGGGGTCAGGTAGAAACTCAGGAGGGACTCCTGCGAGTGTGTCCGCTCTGCTGATATCTTTAGCTCGACGATATTCCTCCTCAGCGGTTCTGAAACAAAATAACTTTGTCCAATGGTATGACAAGTCGGCCCAGTCAACAGATTTAGAGTCGACGAATCCTTTGAGGGTGCGACCTACAAAATAAACTTCAGATGTCTGAGAGCTACTGTATTCTGTCTGTACTAGGTACGTCTCGTAAAAGAGCGGGCCGATGACATTGACCACATTCTCTGGCATTTGAGCAATCATGGTTCCGTAGGTCTTGAAGATCAGGGTCCCACTGGATTCAAGCAGTGAATGTATGTTGTTTCGCAAGAGCCGTTGGATTCTCTCACTCGTAGCCAACTCCCTGACCTCCATGTCAAACACCATCAAATCTATCCTGAGGTTTCGGTCGGATTTAAATTGGCGGAAGTAATCCCAAGTCTTTTGTTCAGACAGATCAGATGGAGCCTCCCAAACTTCTTCCCCATTTAGGCATCTCACCCGTTCGCCCCCTAGAGTCTCCAGAGCACTTGGAGGATCTGGGGCCGATCCTCTCATCGTCGACCCACTGAAGTCAAGCAAGCTGTTGAACACCCCAAGTGAATATCTGTTCAGCCTGAGGAGCGCAGCCGTCATCCCGCCAGATCCGTCTCCTCCGCAGATGAAGTGGTTATATTTTATTCCGAAGCTGCGAATAATGCTTCGTAGCTTGTAATGCGCACCAGTTGGCAATTGAGCTTCACGGAGCCCAGATATCAGGGGGTTTTGAATTCGCCGCGGCATTGACAAGGACTTAGCATTGTCTTGCGAAGTGAATACCAGTTTGATTGGATAACATTTTCCTGATGCCTCGTCCCCCCAGCCGGGATATGAGCCTTCATAGACTCGTTGAGGAATTCCAAATTTGCATGCGTGTCTGATCTCTTCATCACAGCATAGAATCTTCCTTTCTAAGAAGGATCTATATGCCACTGGAAGCTCCTCGTTCGATCTCAGTAATTGAGATAGGTTGTTAATTTTCCGAATGGTCTCCCTATCCCGTTTGCTGAGAGATGGTTTGTAAAGGGCTGACAACAGCTTCGTTGACAGCCCCAGAGGCCCTGCGAATCCGACAGACATCAGATCAGAGAACACCCAGATGTCGGATATATCAGACTTATAGGAACCGGTGCTTACCCGATGACAGTTGTACCGAAGGTAGTTTCTAATGTTGATCCCTAAATCCAGATTCGAAGTTGGGTAAGAGGCGGGAATTTTGTGAGGAATAGATTGAAGTTCCTCGCGGATCTGTCCCTCCCTGCAAAAATTGATAAAGGCAGACGACTGACTGAGCTTATCTATCAGATGAATGAGTCCGCCATAGACAGCATTTGCAGGACGTTTGATTCTTGAAAGACTTCTCCTATGTATTACTTGACATGCACTGGCCCTCATAAGCCCATCTAGTAGCCCTCGTAGGAAGCTTCTGCCTCTTAGTCTCTTCTGGATCGAGAGTGGGAAGATTGAGCTATCATCTGCATGCCTTGAGTTCTGAGCCGTGAGGTCTCCGAATAAGAATCCAATTGCCCTGCCCACGTGATATGACTTCTCCACCGGGGATAGGCTGCCCCAGTCTCCCGACATGGCTTTTAATTGTTCTCGCATCTCACCCCAACTCCCAGCTCCATTGCGCCAACTGGCTAAAGTTGTAGACACATCTTCGAATCGGAACCCAGAAGATGTCTCTAGCCATGGCTCTTCTATTTTCCTTATACATTTCAGACACTTAACATGGAAATGAAGGGTGTTTGAGCATTCTGTGTTCATCAGCATCACTGACGTTGACATTTGACTGTATAAAAGCGACGCTTGGAACATAAAGTCATAATTGTCTTGATTGAACTCAGTCATCGTGTCCGTCGTAGCCACGAGGCGAGTAAGAGAAGCCGGGCTTTGGCTAGCAAACCCTCCATGACTCATGCGGCTAGTGGAGAAGCGGTGTAAGGCAGATCCGGTCCTTTTGAAACCCTCTGCAGATTGAGACCAATCTTCTCCCGTCAAGGATCTGATATTGTCGTTAATTATCCTCGCCAAGTTGCTCGAAGGAGACACAAACCAATGAATGGCGTCTCTGAGCCTGGTGGCGCGTCTAATCAATGGGATTTTGCTCTCTTTCTCCCAGGGCTGAATGATTGAAGTACTCTCTGATGTCTTAGAACCTAGATACGCCGGGAACGGGCCTCTGGAATCTAAGACGCGGCACAGACCCTTGGGACAATGGACTGAAATATAATCCAACCGAGACACCCTGCAGCAATCACTTAGGATCGTTTTTATACATCCCCTGCCATGCATCTCCAATGGATGAGGGACTGTAGTGCCTAAGCATTTGCGCTTCCAAGATAGCAACCTCAGATAATCCGCTTGTTCTGCCGAGCATTCCCAAATTCTCATCTGATCTTGTCTTGTGCCGTAGCTGACTAGGTGTTCCAAGGAACTGAGCTCACTCCTATACACAAGGCTGTCCAGTTCGCGACTAAGGTACTCCTTAAACATATTTCTCACCGTGCGGGAATTTTGGAAAAGACTGATAATGCTAGATGCTACCCCCGAAAAAGTTCCGGACTTGAATTCACTGAGGAAGCGAGGGAAAAGAGGGTCTATCGACCAGAGCAGATCATTGAGGTTCCGATCGTCACGCACGACTTTGAAAACTGAATCTCTGACGATTTGATTTGCTATCCGGGAGCGCTTCTCAATCAAATTCTTCTTGATCTCTGTCTTCAGCAAATTTGCCGGGCTCATTCCCATCGAGATATTTAAACTGGTAGGGTCCTCCAACAGCTTCTCAATATGATCTATCCTAAAGAGTGCGATCTTGGGATTTCCAAACCTTACCGCCAGGCTTTTCAGCTCGAGGTTGGAGGTGTGATTGTATATTACCTTCCAGAATGACAGACTCTCGGTGACTGGGTCGGGGAATCCCCGGATTAAGAACCTGGATAGGGCAGTTCCACAAACTCCCCCGATTGATGGGTCAAGATAGAGCATCCCAACTTTGAAGGCATAACTGAATACACCCTTGTGCGGAAATCGGCTATCATGGAAGGACATTTTGATCGCGGGATCATGCATATATAGCAACAACCTTGCGAAATTCCCAAAGTAGTTGAATTGTGTCATCGCATTTATGGGTGTTGTGTCAAAATGTGCAACAGTCAATGCATTAGTGGAGACAGAGGCCATTAGATTCGCGCATGTGGGAAGTTGATCATTGGTGACACATGTTACCCTTGACCACCTCTTAAATTCCAGACCCCTTATTGAGCCTCTAAATATTGGGACTTTCCCATAATTTAGATAATCAGCAGATTGCATTGTCTCATCTTGGTTGATCACGAGTCCCAATTTAGTGGTTCCTCTCTCAATTGCAGTCATGATCGCATCATTATTGCTTTGAATGTCCGCGAGAGCTGCTTTCAATTCAAGATCTGATCTATGATTTCTGGTCTTGTATTGAGTGCAGATGACTTGATTGTCTCCCTGGGCCAAGACTTTGACTGAGGTGTTTCGTATCTTGGCTTCCCGTTGTATGACCAAAAGATTTAAGATACTCCAGCCCTTTTGCCTGAGGCCTTCTAATCCCCCCGCCTGTCCATTCCAGCAAACTCTGACAGCAGTTCTATTTTCTAAAGAGTTTCCGACCACCTTCATTAAATCGGGCCGTCCGTTATAATAAATCAAACTCTTCTCAAAGAACTCATGGGTCCTAGATATTAGGTTGGGGTACCCGAGAAATTGACCCATCACACGGAAAACGGGCTCATTTGATTCTTTCCTCTGATGGTTGTTCCACTTCTCATAATCTATGTGATTAGCCAGACAGACGGAGGAATAGTCATTCAATCCTTGTCCGGATGAGCTATCCAACATTTTCTTAATCACTGATGTGAGATCATCTGCCATCGTCAAGCCGCCGAATAGGGGGACAAAGTGAGTTTTAATCAGATGTTCCGTAATCACGAAGTACTCTCTGAGCTTCCATGACATTAAGGAGAAGAATCTCCCAATCAGCTTCAATTCTCTTTCTTTCCCTTTGAGTCCGATAATCAGATCGTCATCACAAAGCCCGTGCTTGTCCACCTCTTCCAAAAATTCTAGCCAATTTGTTGCGGGCTTATCCAACATGGACTGCAACACCTTCCGGGTTGGAATTACCCGATTAGGATACTTTTTGACATGGGTTAAGACTTCCGACTTATTCATGGAGTGGCTCTTATCTGCATAGATGATTGAAGGATCGATCAGGTCCGGGATGTCAAAGCATTGGACGAGAGGGAGCTTATGCCATTGATCTCCAAAGTCTTGAATTTGGACAGGAGTTGGCCACGTATTGTCCAGGATGTGGTTACGGAAAGGATGATCCGCGGGAACAAGGCTAGGGTCTACTGACCATCTTTTCTTCCTCCCAAATTCTTGCTCTAATACAAGACGGGCGAGATCGCTAGCCAGTGCCTCAGCGTATTCTTTGTCAATGTCCTTTGGCATAGTAACCTGTTCATGCAATTTCTTTAATCCTTCTATATAATTGATGAATGGATGCCCCCAATGTCTAAATGATCCGTAAACTGCCAAAACCATTTCAATGTTTGAAATGGACATGATGTGAGAGTACAGGTCTCTGATGCCCTTAGATTTGACCGACAGCTTGTCCACAGTATCCTGTATATGGTACTTGAACCTAGGGAACTCTGGTATTAAAGGCCTAAATTCCCTTGCCATCTCTGCTATTTTGAGGTTACAAATAGGTTCGACACATTTGATTATGTCATAGGCATCATTTCCCAACTCTCTCAGTATACTGTCTCCAATCTGGTAGACTTTAATTAGTTGCATTATATTACTAGGAGTCCATATCGGATTGGTGTGATTGATCATCGCAAGCAATGTTTGCATCCGTCCAATTATCACGTCTTTCATCATTAAGATGAAGTTTCGATCCATGATCAATCTCTGGGTTTCGAGCCAGCAGAATCCTTTGCTTACCCAGACACGACCGACGGACACAAATTTTCCAGAAATCCACTTCCTTTTTAACTTCAGACCCAGGGTTTTAGTCAAAGTAAGCTTTTCCTCTTCCGTAGATGCATTCATAATTAGGACTATTTTGTGGAGGTCCAAGAATTTTTGACAGAGCGTCTCACAGATTGACAAAACTGGGCCCGATTTGGGACTGAAGGAAACCTTTGACCCGGTCCATCCAAGGAGGAAGGATTTGACTACCTCGAATGTGATTTCGGCCTCTGCATCAACCCTTGAAAGAAATTCTACTCCTTGTGACACAGGGTGATTAGAAGACTGAATCCATTCCCCGAACCAACCATGCAAGTCTCCGGCTCCCCTGGGGTCTGCGTTCCTCCAGTTCAAGAGGCCCAAGATGTCATCCCAATCTTTGTTAACCCACAATTGTCCCACAGGGTGACCCCTATAGCGCAGAATCAGATTCTCTATGTCATCTTTAATGAGGGGAGAATTCAGATTGTAATCAAATTGGCTCAATACTGTGGATTGATCCTCCTTGTCGAAACGGCCGGGACGGTCGAACTCTTCACCTTCCACTTCATTCCATGATCTCTCGTAGAGCTCTAGGTTGTCCATGATTCCTGCTAATTTTTTTCATAGCTCAAGGACCAAGCCTTCGAGGGTTGTTTCTAAAAAACTGGGATTGGCGAACTCCGGAGTCATGCACACGCCAAGCTCCAGGGATGATGTCTGGACCGACACTGCCTGTCCTCGCAGTTTCGTTGATGCTATTCAGTTCCACATCTGTCTGTCGGGACCGAGACACCCTGTATCTGTGGATTAGCTTAATCAGTGCTGGGAGCGAGCGGAGGAAGATGAGCACCAGAAGGACACACAACACAATGAGTGCCATATTGATGCCAGCAGACTTCCAGCTGGCAAACCAGCCCTCTACAGCCTCCACAGGGTTACTATCTGACCCTGTGTTTCCAAAAAATAGTTCTTCGTCTGTGTTAAGATGGACGGAGGCAATTGCTTTCTGTGGGTGGTCAATTGGATCGGCATTGGACAATTCGATCAGGTCGTCATCGATCGCACCCATACCGACCAAATAAAATGGGAATTTGAAGCTGCCGTTTGTCTTTAGCAGTCCATTGGGCCCTATCTCTCCGTCCCCATAAGGGAACCACTGGGTCCAGAGTACGGACTCGGCTGCACTTCTATCTCCCCTACTTCCCTTTATTTCCTCCATGATAGGTGCTTTGATGTAGGTTCTGATATACCTTACATGAGCCACGTGCAAGGTTTCATTGATGATGGTGTACGCGAGCCCTTTCCCAGGAGCTCTCGAGGATAGGTAACTCAAGTCTAAGGGGCTCAACGGATCCCCTCTGTTCACTTTGTCCCAAACAGTTTGGCATAGGGCAAAGTCCATGACTCTCTCCATTTCCCATGCAATCACTCGAATCGGAGCACTTCCAATGGTGGATTTTATCTCTGTACTCTCTGCGCACAGATCGGTGTAGGAATCCAATTGAACATCCCTGATTCTAGTATTCCAAGGCACTCCGATCCATTCCCCAGTGTGTATCACGATCCCCTCCTGATTGCAGTATTTCTTCCGGCAAGCAGTAGAGAGTGGAGAGTTTGGGTGATTGGGGCTGTGGAAAAAAGTCCCTTCCTTGTTTGGTTGGTGTCCAGAGTTCAGGTAATAAAATTGTCCCTGAATTTGCTTGAAGGCAACACCACAGGCGGTTGTGAGATTGGATGTTGACATCCAGATCGTATGACCTTGTACCGTGTCGCATACCATCTCTTTGCATTCCCCTCCTGGGAACATAGAATCTATCCAGATACCCCGGTAATCATCAACTCCAGTGTGATGAGGAGTGACCAAGATCGAGAGAAGTTCTGAATCAGTGACAGAGTTCCATCCGCAAGATTCCGGGGGAAATCCAGGAGCCATGAGTCTTCCTTCTTTGTATGCTTTCGCAGCTTCAGTGCACTGGGAGAGTGTAGGCCGGATGGAGTGCAAAGAGTGGGTAATATATTTTGAGCCATACCACCTGAAATCACAAGTGGTCACCCATTTGGCTCCGTGGCACAGAAGCCCATCTGATTTGGAAGCAACTGACCCGGTAGGGATTCTAACCTGTAGTTTTAGTGTAGACATTCTCGAGAGAATATCCACATCACTGGACGAAGGACAATGATGTTCACCTTTAAGCACTGGCTTCCAAGTAGTTGTGGTAACATCAGGGAAAGGGATCATCATCTCACCCCACGAGAGGGAAAGTATGATTATCAGGTACACGAAGGTGATCGAGATCATATTAAATGAGATCTAACAGGGATTCCTGCTGATTTTTTTCATACTTATGCTTCTTTCACGACCCACTGGTTGTCGGGTTGAACTTCGACTCGAATGCCCATGATCTCGCAACTCATGTTGAATTCAGAAGCATCTTTAAAGTCCCCTGGACAGATCAGTGGAGGGAGATTTGAGTTATCATCAGTTTCTCCCAGCCACACATAAAAATTAATTGTACCTCGCCTCAACTGATCCTGCCAAGTTCTAACGAATCTTTCCTCAGCGAATCTCATCCCCGATAGATCCCCTAGATCATGATGGAGGGTGTAACGCCCACTGCCCTCTGCTGAATACTCTGTGGACTTACGCCCTTGAAGACCTCTCGGACCTGCTCTCAGTCTCTTAGTAGCGTACATCATAATGATGTTGTATATGGATTTCTTGTTTTGATAGCCGGTGTAATCTATCTTCCAGTTCCGCATGCTTTGTAAAGCTTCAAAAAAGTTGGCAAATGGGTAGTCAACAGTCACCTCCAAAGAGTATCTAAACTGGATCTTGAGCGACTGGATCGAGGATTGTGACTCTATGTACTCATCATACCCGAACATGGGAGCGGATGCAGACCCCCACTCAGGAGCCACATTGAAATAAGCTGGCGGTCTCTCATCCTCGTCGTACTGTTTGTTCTTGTCTTTCCCCTTGCCTTTTGCTTTAATTTCCTTTCCTTTCTTGCTCTTCTTTTTTGAGAACATGGCCTTAAAACCTTTCATGGTAGAAATCAGAGTGATTTCTGCTGATTTTTTTCATATCGTCCCTGCTGCCTCAGTTCACTCAAAGATTGGAGTAAGGTCGTAAGCAATTCTCATTCGGTTGAAGACTCCTTTCCGTCTCAGTCCAAGAATCAGCAATTCCTTATACGACAAGCTTCCGTCTCCCCATGCAGCCCTCGCCGAGTCTTCTGAGCCAAATATCTCTACAAAGCTGGTCTCCAGTGGATCCTGGGTACTACGGTGGTGGATTTTGAATCTATCAAGGAGCCTATCTCGCTTCACGGGAGACGGAGGAAGGTCCTCTGATTCAGGAGTAGTGGCGGATGAAGGAGTTTGATGAATAGCCATGTCCGATGACGGGATGAGTTCAATTCGTCCTCTAACCATTACGGGAAAGTGCTGGCAAGATGGGGCTTCCATCATCTTTTTGAACGCGTTAGATATGTCAACAAAGATTCGTCGTTGGAGAGTGGCCGGTAAGTCACTCAAGTCGATGGTCGGTTTCTCTGAAGGGAAGTGAACCCCGTAGGCCTCTCGTTCTTCTTCAGAGTCTTCGTCCTGATTACTTGCAGATCTGTCATCAATATTGGAATATGTGTCCTGATGTTGACCGGAGCTTCCTATGTCAGTAGAAAGATCTTCATCTTCCTCGTCGCTGGACTCCAGCAGATCCAATTGATCCGTCAGGTAGAATTTCTCACCTTCTGACTCGTGTGCTTGGGACGAGTTAGGGCTGGGCGGATCCCGTAGACTCTCACTCTCGTCCGCATCCGCAAGGGCATTTTCCAAGTTGGGATAATTCCTTAGGGCTTCGAAGGCAGATCTCTGCAAATCCATGATTCCTGCTGATTTTTTTCATAATGCTCAATCACTCAAAGTGAGTCTTGATATGACGCCCAATAGATTTCACTCTCAAGTCTGTAAGACCATGTACGGCCCGCTTGGCAAAGGCTTCCATCTCTTTAGTGGGGACACGTCCGACGTCATCCCACCAGGCAAGCCAATGGACAACATTGCTTGAGCTAGGTTCCACAGCGTCGACCAACGGATTCCCTTTCGGCTGCCCGCTGGTTCCTGCAGTCTCAGACTTGTATGTCTCGCCGGTGCTAAACCTCTGCGCAATGTCGGAAGTGCGACCAACTGCATAAGCAAACAAAAGAGAAGCATGGGTAAGCGATTGATAAGGTATGTCATCTGGCGCCCGGGCATTCTTGGCCCTTCCTGATCTCAGCAACAGGGCCGTAGTTTGCCCCCAGAAATGAAAGCACGGGTTCTTCACAGACGAGTATGGAGACTTAGTAGACAGGCCGAAATCAATTAGATAAGGCATATAAGAGTCCGCTTGATCTATTTCTTGCCCTGGTTTCATCATCTGTATGATCTCCTTTGCAACCTGGTCATTGAGAATCCACGTACCCACCACTTCCAGACTCAACCCGGTCACCTTAACCAGATGATGGAAAGTCGACAAGCTGGCACAATCCCGGAATCTGGAGACAATAGTCCCGAAGCGCAGGGCCGCATCAGGGTGTTTCTTGAACTTGTGGAAAAACATGTCCACGGCAGCTACAATTTTTGTAAAGTTGAGGTCATTTCCCCACGCCTCAAAGAAGTCGCTCTGGGTCTGAACCAACTCCTTAAATTCCTTGCTCCTCAGCTTGCATTGGTTGCTGAGAGCCTCTAGGAGCTCACTTTGATAAGACACGACTGTGGCTCTCCCCACTCGGTAAAGCCCGAGAAGGTACATAGGGAGCCATCTGTCATCTTCTTTAGTCGCAGTGGGACAGGCTTGTCCAGCTGATGGCTTCTGGTTCAGAGTCTCAACATCAAGCATATCGAAGAGTTTGACTCGATCCCCTGCTTTAGCGATCGATATTCCAAAAGAAGACCAGTCCTGATCAGCCACTGCTTCTATATCCTTCAGGACATGATATAGATAAGCATTAACATGACAGATATCAACATTCCTACTGATTAATCCCTGTTCGACTGACTGGCGCATGTCGTCCAAATTTGCTCCATCACATATATACAGCTTGGGCTTCTGCCTATTCTTGGAGAAGTAATCCCCCGGATATTCCACTGGGTCCTCACTAGCAGGAAGCCTGACCTCCACCTCAGTCCCACTCGCAATATGTTTGATCTTTGAAAGCATTTTGATTCCTGCTAGTGGGTTTCTTGTACTATATAATGCTATAAATGGTTTGTTGGTCT